TCAAGAAAATATTTCTCTGACCTTTTGGCCTTGCTCTTTTTTATGTTCATCAAGAAGATGTGTATAAACATCTAATGTGATAGCTATACTTGCGTGACCTAATCTTTTACTAATGTACTCAATCGGAATGCCTTTACTAATTAAGTAACTTGCATGTGTATGTCTTAATGAATAAGGTGTGACATCTTCATTGATGTTATATTTCTTTTTAGCTTTGTTAAACACTTTAGAAATCGCTGCATGAGATAAGCCAAATAACTTATTATCAATTCTGTGTGGATGTGTCTCTATCGCTTTGTATATATGCTTTAAATCATTTTTAGAAACTTCTACAAATCTATCAGCGTTTTCTGTTTTAGTTCCTGGCAAGTGAATTAGTCCTTTAGTTATTAGTAAGTCATCATAGGTCATTCTGTTTACTTCTGAAAATCTCGCTCCTGTAATCAAAAGTATATATAACATAATCGTACTTTTATCTGTTCTTAACTTAAAATGCTCTCTTAACTCTTCATACTGTCTAATCGTTAAAAATTTTACATCTTCTTTTTTAGCTTGTTTTGTTCCTTTTGCCTTAACATTATATGTTGGATCTTTTTTAATATAACCATCATACACTGCATCTTTAATACCACTGGATAAGTAAAGATTAACCTTTCTAACTGTTTCTGAAGTTCTACCGTTTGCGTAATTAGATATAAATTTTTGATACTCACTTCGAGTGATATCTTTAATTTTAATATCTTCGCCGAAATGTTTTAAAAACAAATCAAGTGAGTGTTCATACCAATATTGTTGTTTTGATGATAATTCATATTTTCCGTTTAACTTGAGCCATTCTTTATAATAGTCCTTAAACAATCTATCATTATCTACTTGTTTACCATCTTCTAAATCTCTAATCAATTGTTGCGCTGCATCTGTTGCTTCAGCTTTTGTCTTAAATCCTGATTTACGTTTCTTACCTGACTTAAAAGAAGGGTGCTTTACATCATATTGCCATGATGTAGAGTTCTTATTTTTTCGTTTTGTTACTGTAAATGAAGCCATTTTTATCACTTCTCCTTAAAAAAAGTAAAAAAATAATAAGGGTAGACAAGCTACCCATAAATTAATCGTCTAAATGATTCACTGCATATTGCGCTTCTTCTTCCGTAAATTTATCACCAGAACTTGAGATTAATTGATCATAAATTCCATCTTTAGACATATTCATATCTTCTTGATAAGATTTTGCGCTTTCTAAGGCATTTTCCTTATAATCAGCTTTCAAGTGGTCAACCGCATATTGTGCATCTTCTTCTGAGAATTGGTCTCCAGCACTAGAAGTTAATTGATCATAAATTCCTTGTTTAGACATATGCATTCCATCTGCGTAGTTTTTAGCTGAGTTTAATGCTGCAGTTTGTTCTTTAGAAGCATTTTTATCTTCTTTAACTTCTGAATTACCATCATTCATTTGTTTATCGACTTCATTAACAAAGGCTCCGGTACATGATGTAAGACCAATAATTAATAGAATTAATAAAACTAAACAACCACCACAACCCCATAGCCAGCCTTTTTTACGTTTTTTCTTTTTCTCTTCTTCTTGTTGTTTTTGATATTCCTGAAACTGTCTAAATTGTCTTTCTTCTTGTTCGTTATTAAATTTTTCTTCCATGATTTTTCTCCTATATGTAGATTAAGCTTTTATATTCATTTGTATTCTAAGGTGCATCGTCCACTTATTTATAGCACCACCACCTTTAATATGTAATAATTCATATATCTTTATATTCAAATACTCGTAATGGTTCGAACTGAATAACGTATTTACCACACCGAGTTGAGTGACCGAATTTTTGCTGATAGTGATTCAAAGTTTGAAGTACAAATGATTCACTTACTTCAAAATAATCAGCTAATTCATATAGGTTATGAACATTTTGTAGGTATGCACTTATTAATTCTTTAAGAGGTATCAGAATTTCACAAGCCAACCTACGAGCTTTCAACTCATATTTTCTATTTTGTATGTCTTTATCATCGAGTATGTTCCCATAAGTAATTTCATGATGTGCTAATTCTTCGGCTAGAGTTTCTAATTTTATTGTAGTAGGGCGATTACTATTAATAAATATTTCGCCGTTCATATAGAAACCAGACATAAACTTAGGTATACTTCCAGTTTCGTTTATAGATATGTAATCGTACTTTTTTAATAAATCTTCGTATCTCCCCATACAAAACACACCTTATTTTTTTCTGTTTCTGATAAATTGGATAAATTGTTCTACTTCTTTTTGTTCATCTTCAGTTAAGTCTGAATAATCTAAATGTGCAGCCATTGTATCTTGATTTTTTTGAGGGTTAAATGATGGATCAATATCAGATTTATTTACATTTAACGCGTCAGCTATTTTTTGAACATTTTCAGGATTAATTAATGTTTTATTGTTTAAATAGTCAGAAATTGTACTGCGTGAAATTCCAGATTTATTTGCTAAGTCTAATTGTCTTAAACCTTGTGCTTTCATAAATTTTCTAATATTAGTAGATATTTGAAGTTTCAACTCATAATTTCTATCCATATTTTTTACCTCTCGAAAAATTTTTTATTTGTAATTTGATAATTCTATTATATAGGAAGGGAAACGGATAAACAAGTATTTTTCCGAATTTATCCGAATATTTTTCTTTAAAACGGAATTTTCCGTTTGACATTCCGAATTAGCTCGGTTTATAATTGGTACATACTTAAAGAAAGCGAGGGATAAAAGAAATGCAAATTACTATGAGAGCCGCTAGAGTGAATGCTGGATTAACACAAGAAAAAGCGTCTAAAAGGCTCGGTATTAATGCTGACACTCTTTCTAGATATGAGAAAGATAACTCTAGAATACCTAGAAATATTATTGCGGAAATTCCAAAGGTTTATTTTATCGACAGTGATAATATTTTTTTTGGTAAAGAAACCGAGTTTTTTCGGAATTTATCTAAAGAGAATTCAGAAGAAAATGTAGAAACTTAATAATTAAGAACTTAGTAAGTTTCAACGCTCAATGTGAGCGTTGGAAGAAAAAAAGGAGGCACTCCATTAATGGAGATTAATACATTAAAAAGACCTGTATTTTTGATGAACGGAATATTTGAAGTACACCAAGATGGAACGATTTACAGACATTCAAAAAAAGGCAGACACCTATGCAAACAGATGGATACATCTAGAGACGGAAGATATAAATGCGTAACAGCAACTATTAATGGAAAACAAAAACAGTTTTACGTCCACAGATTAGTAGCTGAAGCATTTATACCTAACCCGAATAAAAAACCACAAGTTAATCATAAAGACGGAAATACTAAAAACAACAATCTTTCAAATTTAGAATGGGTTACTGCTAAAGAAAATATAATGCATGCATATCAACATAACTTGATACCCACTTTGAAAACTGCAGATGAATGTATGACTTGTAACAACAAAACAATGAGTAAAGATGGAATATGTTCTGAATGTAAAGAGAATACCAAACGAATTATACGAAGAACAAAAATGTTAGAAGATCGTGTTAATCAGGTCGCACATTTAAATTTAGATTTGCTTACTAGCAAACAAAAAGAAATTGTTGAAATGAGATTGCAAGCTAAAAGTTACGAAGAAATTGGTGACATTTTAGGAATTTCAAGACAAGCAGTAGAGCATTCAATAAAACTTGCAATAGCTAGAGATGAAAGAAAGAAAAATCATACTTTTACACCTAGATATAAGCCAGTCTTAAAAAATAAGCTTTGGAATATAAGAAAATCTAAAAAAATAAATCAAAAAGAATTAGCAGATTTATTGGGAATTAATAAAGTTTCTTATTCAAGAAAAGAAAGAGATATAGAAAGTTTTAAAATCTCTGAAGCAAAAATAATTTGTAAACATCTGAATTGTACTTTAGATGAATTGTTCGGTTAAGAGAGATAACCATATTATACACAAAAGGAATGATTTAAATGGAATTCATCGGCTTTGCAGATGTAAAGAAATTTATTGAAATCAGTGGCATTTCAAAGGACGATTTTGAGAAAAAGATCTCATGTAACAAAGGTTTCCAAGAAGCGTGTATGTATCGATTTGGTAAAGGTGCTAAACGCTACATCAAAATTGATAAAGGAATCGACTATATCGAAAATCAATTAATGATTAAAGAAAGTGATTTATAAGGGGGTGATGAAATGACTAACGAAGATAAAACACTTTTAATTAGCGGTGCAATGTTCCTAACTTTATCTACTGCACTGGCTATTACAGGTTTGTTCTTTATGAAAGCTTTAGGAATTGGACTATTAGCTGCAGTTATAACCTATGTATTCTTTGACACTTGTTACTACGAAAAAAAGACTGATACCCACGCCCATGAGTAACAGTCAAACAGTTAACAAAATTTATACAACTTTATCTTATAACATTGGAGGTTCATTATGCAAGACAATATTATTCTCGCAAGAGGCGAATATGAAATTTTGCTTAAAGATAGCATTGATTTATCAATGTTAAGCAATGACTATAAACACTTAAAACGCAGAAACGAAGCGTTAGAAGAACATATCGAAGATTTACGAAAAGATACTAAGCTTTATATCAAATTATATAAAGACGCAGACGCAAGAGCTAATCAATTACAGAGAATTTTAGACGAAAAAGAAATGGAGGATTTAAGTAATGGCTAACCTTTATAACTTATCAACAAAGCATCGACAACTACTTAATATGCTAGACGAAGGTTATTCTATCGAAGATTTACAAGATACGTTAGACAGTATTGAAGTAGATATGAATACCAAAGTGGATAATACAGTCGGCTTAATCAGAAGTATAGAAGCAGACACAGATGCAATCGATAAAGAGATTAAACGTCTACAAACATTGAAAAAACAAAAGAATAATTTCATCGGTAGATTAAAACAACATTTACAAGACGCTTTAGAAGTACAACAAAAAGACAATTATAGAACAGCTACTAACTATATTTACAAACGCAATAATCAACCTAGTGTGAGTATCACAAATGAAGCACTTATCGATAAAGCATATCGTATACCACAACCAGATAAATACGATAAAAAAGCAATGAAAGAAGATATTTTAGCAGGTGCAGATGTTGAAGGTGCAGAATTAGTAAACTCAACAAGTTTGGTGGTGAAATAAATGGAATTTAATATTTCAAACGCTAAAGAAATTACCACAGATAAATCAACGTATCTCATATATGCGAAACCTGGCACTGGTAAAACACATACATTAAATTTCTTACCTGGTAAAACACTCTATATCAACGTAGATAAATCAGAACGACCTTTAAAAGGCAATGAGAACATCGACATTTTAGAATTCAATACTCACGAAGCTTGGGAAGAGTGGGGCGAATTGATGAAATGGCTTAGCAAAAATAAAGAAACAGTTGATCAATACGACACAATTGTGATTGACAACATATCAGAGTTATTCCGTTCAATGCTCGCTAATCTAGGACGCAACGGTAAAAACGAACGTGTACCTGAAATGAGCCATTATCAACGTGTAGATTTCTTCACAATAGATAGCTTGCGTTTCTTACAGTCGCTAGGTAAACGACTTGTATTTATTGCTTGGGAAACAAACTTTGAATCTTATACACCAGCAGGACAACAAATTACTCAAGCAGTACCAGATATTCGTAAAACTATTCGTGATAACGTTGCAGGACTTTGCCAAGTGGTTGCTCGATTAGTTTTCAATGAAAAATCAGGTAAACGTGGATTTATATTAAGTCCTAGCAACAATGTGTTTGCTAAAAATCAATTAGATAATAGAGAACATTGTTTACAGGAAGAATTGTTCACAGTGGGTGATGTGGATGTCGGAGTTTAAACTCTACGACTATCAAGAAAATCTTGTTGATCAAGCAAGACATATATTGCTAAAAAAATCTGGTGTACTTATTCAAAGTCCTCCAGGAAGTGGTAAGTCGGTCATGATTGCAGAAGTTGTAAAAAACGCTGTGAACAAAGGTAGTCACATTCTGTTTATTGTTCATCGTAAAGAATTGAGTTATCAAATCGAGAACACTTTAAAAAGACATGGTGTTGATTTAACTCATGTAGATATTCTTTCGGAAAAACGTGCAAAAAATATTTTATCTGAACTTACGCCACCTAAGATCATTGTTACTGATGAAACACATCATAGTAGAGCAAAAACTTACAAAGACATTTACGATTACTTTCCTAATGCTTTAAGAGTTGGATTTACTGCAACTCCTTGGCGTGCTAATGGTAAAGGTTTCACAGATATTTACGATGAAATGGTAAAAGGTCCAACTGTTGAATGGTTAATCAATAATCACAAACTAGCGGACTACGATTACAAAAGTGTTGTACTTGCTGATGAAAGTAAATTAAAAAAATCAAGTACAGGCGACTATACAAAGCAATCAATGGATAAAGCGATACCTAAAGCAATATACGGCGATATTGTAGAAAACTATAAAAAGTATGCAAACGGTCAAAAAACTATTCTTTACGCACATAGTGTTGAAGCAAGTGAAAATATCGCAGAACAATTTAGAAATGCTGGTATTTACGCAGAACATGCTGATGCTAAAACAAGTGCGGTTAAAAGAAATGAAATCATGATGAACTTCAAAAGTGGCATTATCAAGGTTTTATGTAATGTTGATTTAATTTCAGAAGGTTTTGATGTTCCAGATTGTACATGTGTGATTTTAGCAAGACCAACAGATTCGCTTGTACTATTCATGCAACAAGCAATGCGATCAATGCGATATCAACCTAATAAAAAAGCTTTAATTATTGATCATGTTGGAAATTATGCAAGACACGGTTTACCCGATACGCCACATGATTGGAACAGGTATTTTAAAGGCTACAAAAAGAAACGCAGTAAAAAGGAAAATGACGCACCAAAGTTAACCGAGTGTCCTGAATGTTTTACTGTCTATGCTTCTGAATTAGATGAATGTCCTAATTGTGGACATAAAAATGAAACAGAAGAAAAGAAAGAGTTAGAACATAAACAAGCAAAACTTACAGACATCAAGCCTTTTAAAGTCGATTACACAATTAAACGATACAGCAAAGATTTAAAAGACAAAAAGGATCTAGAAACATTAGAGGACTACTACCTCTATACAAAAGCGAATAACTATAAAGAATCGTGGATTAAATTTAATCATCCATATTACAAACAAGCACCATTCCCAGTCTTATATGCAGACTTAAAACCAATTAAACAAAAATATAACAATTAAAAAGGAGTTTTTATACTATGGCATTATTTACTACAGATTACTCAAATTTAGAAAGCAATGATTTCAGTCCACTACCAGAAGGCGAATACGAAGTGGTTATTAAAAGTGCAACAGAACGTGCGACTAAAAATGGAAAAGAAGAAACACAATTACAACTTGTTGTAAGAAATGATTTAAAGAAAACATCAGAATTACAAGCTAAATATGCAAATAGAGTGATTTTTGTTGATGAATGGAAACGCACAATCGATGGTCAGTATAAATATAAAATGGATAACTTCATGCACTACTTAAATGGTATCGGTGTTCCAGAAGGTACACCTATTGAAAGCTTTGAACAGCTACTAGATATGTTCAGAGGTAAACCAGTAAGAGTTTATGTTAAGCAAGAAGAAAATGAATATAAAGGTGAAAAGCAAATCACCAATCGAGTAGCACCATGGAACTTTAAAAACACTAAATTTCCACAAGTGAATCATGAATGGAAATCTGATGATGATAAACCAAGTAACAACGAGTTCTCAGGTGGTGCAGAAATCAATGATGACGACTTACCTTTCTAATATTCCAGATGAGTTAAAACAACTCAATAACTGGTGTGTATGGAAGTTTGAGAATAGAAACGGTAAGCGTACTAAAATACCTTTTAATGCAGCGACAGGTGAGTTCGCTAAATCAAATGATAAAAGTACATGGTCCAGTTATGAAACAGCAGTTAATGCCGAAGGTGTCGATGGGATAGGGTTCTTCTTTGAACCTCCCTATCTCGGCATTGACATTGATGACATTGATGATGATCTTCATAGATTTAAACAAGGTGACAAGTTAGACAATATTGTCAGTGAATTTAATGAGGCATTTAAAAGTTATACAGAAGTCAGTCCTAGTGGTAATGGTTTACACATTATTGTAAAAGGAAAGATTCCAGGAAGTCGTAGACGTAAAGGCAATATTGAAATGTACGATAGCGGTCGTTTCTTCACAATGACCGGAAAAAATATTGGTAAATACAAAGACGTTACCGAAGTATCAGAACAAGTATTTAAAACTATTTATAACAAATACCTACCAGATAACACTATTAAATATCCAACTACAAACAACTACCAAGAAAATATTCATAACCTTTCAGAAATTGATGTAATTAATGAAATTTATAATTCGAAACAAGCAAAGTTATTCGATGACTTAATGAAAGGGAATTATGAACCTTATTATACTTCTCATTCTGAAGCAGATATGGCACTCGCTAATATTTTAGCTTTCTGGTGTGCAAAAGATTATTCGCAAATGGATAGTATTTTCAGACAGTCAAATCTATATCGAGATAAATGGGATGAAAAACGTAAAAATTCAACTTATGGTGAACAAACATTATTTAAAGCAATCAATGAAGTTAATAATATTTATACCCCTAAACAAGAAAGAGAAGAAAACCCATTAAGATATGCACTTAGTCACATATTTGATGCTGAAAAGAAAGATAAAGAATATCCGATTCGCAGCTATGACGATACTGGAAATGCTGATCGTTTTATAGATAGATACGGTCATTTATATAAACACAGTTATATAACTAATAAATTCTATATCTATGACGGTCAAAAATGGAAAGTTGATGACAGAGGCGCTATTAGGAAGCTCATTGATGAAATGATTGAAAGTATCAAAAACGAAAAAGTACTTCATAGTGAAGATGTAACAGAAGAAGAAGCTAGAGAAGCTTTTCAAAAATACTACAAAAAAACTAGAGGTACACAGTCCAAGAAAAACATCATGAACGAATTAATGCACAGAAAAACAGTAACACCTGATGAATTTGATAAAGACGACATGCTTTTAAACGTTGCAAATGGCTATATTGATTTAACAAGTAGAGAACTTTATAAACACGATATTAATCGAATGTTTTCTCAAATTGCTAATACAGACTATAGCGAAAAAATGCAACCTGCTGTATGGCTAGATTTTCTAAACGACATCTTTGCGGGAAATAAAGCGGTAATTCGATACATTCAAAAAGCATTAGGTTACTCATTGACTGGAAGTACAAGAGAGCAAGTCATGTTCATCCTATTTGGTAAAGGCCGAAATGGTAAAAGTATTTTTGTTGAAACGATTGCAGAAATACTCGGTGATTATTCAAATAATATGCAAGCTAAATCATTAATGGTAAAGAAAAATGACAATGTGAACACAGATATTGCTCGTTTAAGTAAAGCGAGATTTGTCACAAGTTCTGAACCTAACGAAGGTTTTAGATTTGACGAAGGTTTAATCAAACAAATCACTGGTGGAGATAAAGTCACTGCGCGTTTCTTATATGCTGAAGAATTTGAATATACACCTAAGTTTAAGATTTGGGTTTCGACAAACCATAAACCAATCATCAGAGGAACAGATGATGGTATCTGGAGAAGATTAGTATTAATTCCATTTGATGTGCAAATACCTGAAGAAAAAGTTGATAAAGATCTCAAGTATAAATTACTAAGAGAGGCACCTGCAATCTTAAATTGGATGGCAGAAGGTGCGTACATGTGGATGAGAGAGGGACTTGAGTTACCAGAGAAATTAAAAGCATCAAGTAAAGCGTATCGTACTGAGATGGACGTTATCGAACAGTTTATTGAAGATGAATGCAAACGAGTAGATGACGGCAGAGTTAAGGCAAATGAATTGTACAGTGTGTATAAAAATTGGGCGAATGAAAATAACGCTTACAAAATGAGCAATAAAGACTTCGGTCAAAAAATGAAAGAAAAATTTAAATCTAAAAGAATGAATACTGGAATGTACTATTTAGGTTTAGAAAAAAATTCTAAATATCCTGGATTGGAAACGTTATAAATCGTGTAGGGTGTAGGGTGAAAGTGTAGGGTAAAAATTACACTTTTGACCTTATGAATCCTATTATATCAAGGTTTTTATTTAACTTATAAAAAAAGTGTAGGGTGGTTAATGTAAAAGTCGTATACAAAAATAAAAGAAATATAAAAGTATAGAGAAACTTTTCTAGCGCTACCCTACACTTTTTCTTTCGAACATAGAGCCAGTAAGGCTTGAAGGCTATTTTTACCCTACACCTTACTATACACCTTTCAAAAAAAGTGGAGGAATAACAATGGATAAAAAAATTATACAAATTATAAATACAAACAAAAAAATGAACGCTTTATATAATGACGGAGATGGAACTACATTCGAAACGCCTATTGTTTGTTTAGCGTTGGTTGAATTAGAAGATGGTGAGAGATATGTAGAAATGATGGATATAACAGAAGGTGATGGACTCATTGATTTTTCTGGGATGGATCAATCTAATTTTCTAGGTGTAAAATTTTATGACTGAACAAAAAATCCAAAACGAAATAATCTTAGCAATCAATCAACGTGGTCATAGACTTTGGAGAGCAAATGCTGGAAAAGTACAGACGAAAGATAACAGAATAATCAAATTACTTCCTAAAGGATTTCCCGATACATTCGGTTATCGTAAATCAGATGGAAAGTTTATAGCAATCGAAGTAAAAACAGAAAGTGGAAGATTAAGACCTGAACAAAAGAAATTTAAAGATTTTGCAGAAACGCAAAACATTTTATATGGCGTAGCAAGAAGTGTAGAAGAAGCAATCGAAATTGTGGAAGGCACACAGAAAGCGTAAAAAGGAGAAGATGAAGAATGGTAAAGATTAAGAAGAGAGTAGCATTAGGACCTAAAGCATTTTTAATGCAATTATTGAAAAAGGAAGAAACTGAAGTGGAGTTGGACGGTTATACGTTTAATTACAACGAAGAAAACTACTCATTCGACCCAGAAATAACTGCAAATGAAGTTATAAGTTATGACCCGCATTCAAGAACTTTCACAGTAGAAATCGAAGAAGAAGTTACAGAAGATACAATATTCCCTAAGTGTTTAGAAATTTCTTTTGATCGAAAAAGTGGCAGAGACATAGCGGTCGTTTATGAAAATCACTCGGTTAAACAACTAACTGATAGAAATCCTGAACATTTGTTAGATATAAGAACTATTCATCTAGTAAACGATGACGGAACGGTTAAACTCATCTGGAAAGATGGCGAATTGGTAGGTGATGAGTAATGGCAAAACTAAAAGTTAATTTTGTAATTGAAGGCACAGCTTATATTGATGCAGAAGATGAAACACTAGACGAAGAAGAACGTGTAATGGCGTTAGCAGAAGAACGTCCTAATGAATTTGATAGACAGTTAGATATTACCAATGTAAAAAGCGTTGGTGTGATTTCAGAAGGATGGAAGTGATCATATGTACGATAGATATAAAAATATTCCAGATGTGTATATAGGTGGTAAGAAATATCGACTATGTGACGTATATAAGTATTTTGATGTTGGAGATTCGACTGTTCGTAAAAGATACTACAAGCAAAAATTAAGAGGTTGGGAACTTGTCTATGGTAAAGGCAAGGTTCCCGTTGAAATTGAACAAGGTAAGGGGATAAGTGAATGAGAATTAGTGATTTAAAGAGAAATGATGTAATTAAAATATTTGGTCAGGAAAGACGCACATACATTCTAGCAATTGTTGATGAAACTGGTGGCACTAATAGAAAAGAAGGTATTTACTTTTGGGCAAAAGTTGAAACAGAACATGGAGTAAAACTTGCGGTAGATGATAGTTGGAATTTTGAAAAAGTAGATGAGCCTTTCACACGTAAGGTGGACATGCAGAAAGAACAAGACATGGTACATGAACCACCACATTATCAGTTTGGTAAGTTCTCAGCACGAATGATTATCGAATTAGTAGGTAAGACGTACAAATCAGCGTCGATATTTTATCACGTAGGTAATGCACTCAAATACTTAATGAGAGCGCCTAGAAAGAATGGTTTGCAAGATTTAAAGAAAGCTAAGCAAAGTGTTGAGTTTGCGATAGAGAATTGGGAGGCAGAAGAAAATGGCATATGAAGTAGATTTTTGGTATCAATCGCGAAACGCTTGTCAAATAACTACAACGTTCACTCCGTTTTCTGACGATAAAGAAGAAAGTATTTATATGGATAACGAAGATTTCTTTGCGATGGTAGATTATTATAGTGATGCTGCATTGATGTATGAAGCTTGGCGAACATTAAGAAGTCAGTTAGAAGGAGAAAGTAAACAAAAAATGTTGGAACTCGAAAACAATTTAGGAATTGATGTTGATAAAGAATTAAAAAATATATACGACAGATCAATGGAATGATGAACGGAGGACTAACTATGGTGTATATGTACGAGCCATTTACACATACAGTAACTAAAACAGACTTATCTCATCTACACAATGTTACGGGTATTCCACACAACACACTATGGTATCAAAGTAAACATGGTATCTATAACGATAAACTAAAATGTTTCTTCTCAGATACGTTGCCAAGAGTGAAGAAGAAACAAGAGTTTAATGAGAAAGTTGTTGCAGAAGATGAGATTTGGAAGTATAGCGAGAAGTACGATCTATACGTGAGTAACTTAGGAAGAATGAAAACGCCGAATGGTAAATATAAGTTCGGTAATGGTTGCAAAGGTGTAATCACAGTAATTTATAAGAACAGTAAATATCGTGCAGCTGATATTGTGTATGAAACATTTATCGGTGGTTTAAAAACAGGTTATCACGCCTACCCTAGAGATAGTAGATACAACAATCTTGTAGCAGATAACCTATTCCCTTCCACTATTGCTAAGTATAGATTATATCGTAGAAATACAGGGCGGTCTAAACCACTTTACCTAGTGGATAGCAACAATGAGATTGTAGAGGAGTTTGCAAGCACAGTAGAGGCACAAAGTGTATTGTTCATTGACCGACGACATATCGCAAGAAGATGCAACAGTAGATGTGAAAATGATGGACTAATGTATGTGTGGGCAGACGAATATGAGGAGTTGAACGCATGATATTATCCAACACAATTAACCAACGCTATCGCTATGCTACACAAGGTAAGACACCTACACAAATACAGCATGAGTTACGTGAGTTAGGTGTCAAAGGCTTTGTGGTTAAGGTAGCAGGAAGTAGAGTGACGATGAAAGTTAGTGAGTGTGACATAAAAAGGAACAGGGAGTGTTTGAAATGATACCTAAATTTAGAGCGTGGGATAAGAAAGAAAAGAAGATGTGCAATGTTGCAGCTATATGGTTTAGTTCTGACAGCGTTATTTTAGAAAGAGGCACAGTTGTTTATGAAAGGAAACTTGATGAAGTTGAATTAATGCAAGCAACAGGTGTTTGGAGTATATGTGACGATGGCATTACTGAAATATACGAAGGAGATATTGTTAAAAATGCGTATGATGAAACTTATGCAGTTAAATGGTTTGATGCAGCATTTCATTTAGAAGAAAAATATAATGGCGGTTTTGACTATTTTGGATTGCATTCTGGAGATAATAAAGAAATTATCGGCAACATCTACGAAAACCCAGAGTTATTGGAGGATAACTAATTGGACATCAACAATCTCTACACCTACAAAGCAACATGCACCAATGTTGTTGACGGGGACACTTTGGATATATTACTCGATTATGGCTTTGATACCTACGCTAAACGTCGTGTACGTTTGCTAGGTGTCGATACGCCAGAAAGAGGACAGGATAAGTTTAAAGAGGCAACAGCGTTCACTAGAAAATGTGTAGAAAAAAAGGATATCTACGTTCAGACATACAAGAGCGATGTGTTCGGTAGATATCTCGCTAATGTGTGGTACGAGGACGGGACACGTAGTTTGAATGATGATCTAAGGGACGCAGGGCTGTTGAAAGAGAATTCTAAATGGAATGAGGGATAGGAATGGCAGAAGTTAAGTTATCGCAGGCAAGTTATGATGAACTGTTAGAAGATATAGAAGAATTGAGATTACAGTCAGATACTTATTTTGAACTATGGCAAAATGCAAGATTAAAGGCAGAGGCGTTTGATGAGATAAAAGAGTTGGTTAATTGGTTTGAAGAAAATGACCGCTATGAATTTGAAGGGCAAGTAGGAAAAATAATAAAAATTATTAACGATTTGGAGCGTGGTAGTGATGAGTGAACAAACTATATTCCTAGATGAAAATGACTTACTCAGCTTATTGAATGGTGGCAGTTTTCATACATTGGTCGGTGAACAAAAAGTAGTTATTAAGCAGTCGCCACTTAAACCACCAGTAGTACCTGCGTTGAATTACAGATATCAAATAGTTGATACAAAAGCAGAAAGTGAACGTTTATCAAGAATGGTACAACATTCAATTAATTCAAATATTGGAGGAACAATAAATGAACACATTAACAGTTGATCAATTAAATGAACTATTACAAATACAAAAGGAGTTCGACGATAGAATTCCGACGCTCAATTTACAAGATAGCAAGATTGCGTATGTGGTTGAGTTCTTTGAATGGTTTAACACATTAGAAACATTCAAAAACTGGAAGAAGAAACCGGGCAAGCCATTAGATGTGCAACTAGATGAGCTGGCAGATATGTTGGCATTTGGGTTGAGTATTGCTAATCAACGCAAATTCGATGAATATGATATCCAATTGTTCTTTGAAAGTTGGGAACTGGAAAACTTTTTAGAAAAATCCTATTTCATTAACCAAGAAATGATTTATGACATGATGTATGAGTTTGAAGATGAGGACTTTACTCCTATTAGAGGGTTAATAATTGTATTTAAAATAGCCGAACAGTTATACACTATCGACCAACTGATTGCAGCATACAAAAAGAAAATGGAGCGAAATCATGCAAGACAAGATGGAACAGCAGACAAAGATAAAGGCTACGTGTAAGAAGGACATAGTAGCAGAGATTAAAAGAATACTT